TCTCACAATATTCTTTTCCTTCTTTACCTTCCTCTTTGCTATAAACCCATCCATTTTTATCTCCATATAACTGTGCTAACTCATCTATCTTTATGATATTCATTTGTCCAGCGTTACTTCTAATATATATCGGCGTATAATTCGCAACACTGTCACCATATATGTATTCAGCTTTTGTATTTACAAATCCGAATTTCTTCGACTCTATTTTTGCATCCCCGTATACCTCCTCCACAATCCGTTTCCCATATGTCAGCAATTTACGTCCTGTTGCTGTCGTTGATGCCGCAATATCTACATCATAAAATGTGCTCGTTTTTGCACCACATTGTCCGTAAAGCGAATTCGCTGTTACTTTATAACCAAGTTGCCGTTTATCTAAAATATTCGCCATAAAGGGGTCCTCAGTCGCTTCAGCCATTTTGCGCGTAGCTTTACGTGCTGCAAGCAGTTCTTCAAGCACGGTTGGCATGATTGCCTTGACACCATCTTTAGGCTGTGCGAACCGGCAAATCTTTGTGCCATTTAGTGTTTTAATTGCACGTCCGCGTTGATTTGCAACCCACTTATATGTATCATATGTCACATCCACATACTCATATCCTGGCATATTATCGTAGATGTAATTTCCCGATGCGTCTTTAATACCTGTTTCGCGAACCAATTGCCCTGCCAAGTCGAATTCCTTCGTCCATACTTTACTATCTTGTGACAAATTCTCGCTAATCATTGAAGACGGATATAGAGACGAATAGTCCAAACATGCTACCGGATTGTCCAAATACAAATTACATTTCGGTGGAAGACAAATCGCACCTTCATAACTTTCATTTCCGAATGAACGCTCAATCACCGGCATCAGTGTGCGTTTTTCACGGCATTTCTTCGCAATAAAACTCGTGAGTTTAATGCTCTGTCCACGCAATACAAGGAAACTAATCGGCACACTGCAAATCTTCGCCATCTCGATATATCCCGTCATAACATCGATTTTGTTCATAAGGTGGTGAACCAGATTACAATCCTGAATACAGTATTTCGCAATAATTGCGCGCTCGGCTGGCCCTTCATTCGTCATGCGAAATATATCTTGCGGTGTTACGTCGTCTTTAGCTAACCCCCAGCGAACCGATTTCGTCATATCCGGCATCTCATGTCCTTCGATTTCGAATGTTCGCTCGACCGCATTTACGTTCATCACCTTGAATTTCGCGCCATCTTTATACGTATCCGTCGAGTGACTGGATTCTTCGAAATGTATATAATTGCCATTTTCAAGCCCCATAAGATTTGCACTATTTATTTTCGTATTACCACTAGGAAGATGCTCTAATTTTTTCACCCCATCACCGATAAAATATCCAGCACAATAGTCCAATTTATATGATGTCAGATTGAAATCACGGCGGAAATAATTATACAAATCAATTTGCAAGCGCCCTTTCATCTCAATATAGTGCAAATCGTGCTGCCCGCTAGCAATGACAATACTGCTTTCCTTAATCCCTATCTTGCCGGTAGTATAGTCACGCGTCCCGCAAAATTCGCCTTTATTTCGCGACAATTTGAGGAATTCATTTTCGCATGAGTTTTCAAGTGAGCGGCGAAACATGAACTCAAAATCGAAACCGCATATATTGTAGCCGATTATAATATCCGGATTTTCGCGCTGGATGATATCAGTCCATGCAAGCAACAATTCGCGCTCGGTTTTACATGTCTGGATTTCCGAATTCGCGACCTCGTCTTTCAAATGGTTGCATGTATCGAGAACGACACAGTGATTGAGATAAGGGCGCTTTTCGCCATAGGTGAGGAATGTCGAGCCGATAAATGTAACCTTGTCGCCTTCTACTTGCGGGAATATTTCTTGGAAGGAGATGTTTAACATATTAAGTTTTGTTTCGCGGTCTATTTTGTCTGCTCTCGATATAAGAAGATGAACGACAGTTTCTTTTTGGATGGGTGGTAGTGTCGCGGGTGCAGGTTTTGTAGGTTTCGTCGTCTTTCCGGTTTTAGTCGTTGATGATATACCCGCATACGCCTTAAGTAAATCTATAGCCTTTTTATCTTCTGCATCATCATTTTCACCCGCCTCAATATCCTCATCCATATCTACATCCATATCCTCGTCCATATCCATATATTCTTCTTCGTTTGCGGCATCCACATCTGCATCCACATCCGCATCCGCATCATCTTCGTCGTGTGCTTTATTACTTTCTGCAATCTTTTCAAACATTTTTTCAATCGTGTTAATATCTTTCAAAGCATCATTCACTTTAATATCAGGAATATGAAACGACACCCATACATCAAATAATGTAGCAAGACGCTGCTCTGAAACTTTGATTTTTGTATAGATGCGATCAATATCGGGATGCGGTGGGTTTGCATATCCGAATGCAGTATATACAAGCTGTTTCAAAAGTGCAGGTGTAATATATGCCGCTGCATCTTCGCTTGTTGTTGCACCCGCATTGCGACAAATCGCGTCACAAACGTCTACAATATTCATTGCTAGTTTTTTATATGTCTTGATGGGAATCGGGAAATCTCCGTGACTACTACTCGCCTCAATATCAAAACTGCATATCTTATATGGAACAATTGTTTCCTTGTTATTTAGCGGAACAATATCGGCAGATGCAAGCTCGTATTCGTAGTTGCATGTAGTTGTTTTCAATCCATTATGCGCCCGTTTCACATTTTTAGCCTGAAATCCAATCCACCCAGAAGGACTTATATCGTGAATATGGAAGAAACGCAAAAGAGGCGGAATATTTGATTCATAGATTTCCGTTTTTGTATTGAAATAGGGATACCCGTCGCGTCGTAATACTTGTTTTCCGTCTTTACCAAATTTAAACCACATATTTTTAACTTTATTCATCGTCGCTACATTTTTGAATTTGATTAGAATGAATTTATGTTCTTTCCCGCCATCAAAACCGTATAGTTTTTTCCTCTTGATGAGCTTTGAATCAACATCGAGAATAGAATTCTCATAAAATTTACCGACTTTCTCTTTTAAATGTGAAATAAAAGCCGCCTTCTGAGGGATTGTCCATCCATCGCCGACTTTGATATAGAAGAATGGCTGATAATCGCGGACAAATATTGCACATGTTTCGCCCTTTTCATTGAGTCCGAATATCTGGATAGTTGTGAATTTTTCATCTTTTTTATATTTCTTTTCTCCACTATCGCGTGCGTAGTCGTCGCCACCGCCGTTGTCATTATCTTCCTCGCCTTCTTGTTCGCGTTTTTCATCGAATATATTGAAATCTAGTAAACGAAATGATGTATCGTATATGGGAGGTTGGGATTGTATTTGTGGTTCTTCGCTTTGTTTTGATGACATGATGGTATGTTTTGTATTGTTTGTTTGATTGTTTGTATTGTTTCAATAAGGTTGCTGTTGCTACCCAATTGGTTCTTCTGTTTGTATATATCGAGTTGTGTTTATTATGTTTATCAATTTTTATAATAACCGAAAATGACGGGAATTATAAAATGAATATATATAGATATGCATAGATACATCTAAATCCTAAATGCTTTGAAAATTAGTCTCTAGCACCGACAACCACGAGAACGGCATCGTTTCGTGCAGCAGAATCTTTTACCTGTGCAGCAAGGGCAGGTAGAACGCTTGCATCCACCAGGGCATTTGCATGCACGTTTACGTCCACAAGAGCCTGCTTTACGCGTTCCACTACGACGATGATGACGATGACGACGAGTATGTTTGCGTCTTCTACTTCCACCACCACTTTGATTTAAACCACAAGTCATTTTATTTATTGTTTATACTTTATAACTATATAAAATAATATTCCTTAATATTCGTTAATATTCGCTAATATTTTATATCTTGGTTTTTATAAATATTTTGCTAATATTCAGTAAAATATTTATATAGAATTTTGGATAGGTAGAGACAGTATTATCAACGACGGCTATGGCGGTGGCGACTATGGCGATGCCTACGCGTATGTTTTCTGCGAGTATGATGAACGCGTTTAGATTTACGATGACTTTTACGTTTTCTGTGAGCTGTTCTTCTTCTTCTACGCGAGCCGCCTCGTCCAATTGGCGGAGGTGGAACTGAATAAGAACCATCACTAGGAGCACCATCACCAGGAGCAGCATGAACAGCATGAACAGCAGTATCATCGCGAAGAGCAGCAGCATATCTTTCAACAGCACCAGCGGCAGTATCAGCTTCATAATCAAAAAATAACATTTCTGAATATTGTGTAGGGCTAAGAGATAATATCGTTATTCCCGGTTTTTTTTCATCACGTAGATTATATATATTTGATTCTTCATCGAAATACCATTTTAACATTTCACCTGTTATTAGATGGTGTTCATAAATTTCAATTATTGCTTTTTTTGATTTTCGTGATAATGCTGCAGATTCTTTTCGTCTTTGATCAAGTTTTTTCATTTGCAACGCAACAAAACCCACTGGACAACGCGCCAAGCCTGTATCGGTATCATACTCAATACGCATTTGCCTATATGAAAAAACAGGATTATATAGATCTTCTATAATTTTTTTTATAGTTTCATCGGGATGTGGATCTATATACGGATGAACAATTGCTAATACACAGCTTCTATATACAGGGTCACTACCAGCTTTTAATTTTGCTAACATAGTTTTATAATTAGTAATACTTACATCATATTTATTTGCTAAAACATCGCGTAAAATAGTCTTAAGTGATTCTGGATTACATGCTCCTTTTACAGTCTCTGATAACTGGTCCTTTACTTTATTATATGCATTATCAAAATCATCTTCTGTATATACTTGTTTTTCCATATTCTCTTCTTATATTATAATAGCATTTTTATTTAAAAACCAAAAAAAATAAATAAAATATTTAAATAGTATAAAATTAAACAAAAATGCTTACACTTAAGAATTTGTCTACAGCATTAATTTTATTTAGTATATTATACATTTTTTATCTAAAGTATGTTAATAGATTAAATATACCCTTATCAATTATTATTATGATTACAGTAGGTTCTTTATTATCGGCAATATCGTGTAACACAAAACATGACTATGCTTTTTTTAATCCAAAAATAGTTAACTATATTATTACATTAGTTGGTATTGTAATCATTGTTAAAGAATATATGTGAAAAATTAAAATATTATAACAATATATAACAATATATAACAATATATAACAAAATGCTTACACTTAAGGATGTCTCTATGGGAATTAAGGTTGTCGGTATATTATACCTTTTCTATCTCCAGTATATACATAGCGTAAATATACCAATGTCTGTTATTGTTCTAATTACTTTAGGTTCATTAGGTGCAGCTATGTCTTGTAAATCAAAGATGAATGATGGCCACTTCCATTATAGATATTACAATTACGCGGTTGTTTTGGCTGGTCTTGTTGTAATTCTTAAAGAATATATGTGAATTTATTAAATCATTATACAAAATATGTAGTCATAAAAAACATATTTTGTATTACCTAAATCAATCATAATCATAATCGTAATCGTAATCTAGTCGGTGTTTTTATAACACGTTAACAAACGCGCGGATGGATCTTTCTCTTCGCAAAATGGATGTCGCCAAAAATAAGGGATTGTTGTTTCACAACCCGGATAGAATGTATCAAAAATCTTTCTATAATAGTAACTCTCTTTATCGTATGATGCATTATATATGTGCGGGTATTCGATAAATTCTTTATTTTTATTATATTCTTCATTTGTAACATGTCTATCCACGTGATCCTTAATAATCTGGAACCAACTTCTTTGATGTCCGCTTACACCATCGCTAAACGCCTCCTTTCTACGCCACAGAATATCATCCGGTAAAAGTCCACTAAACGCCTTCCTGAAAATATATTTCTCCATTCGTTCATCGCTGAACATCTTATACCGTGGCGGAATACTCATCACATATTGCAAAAACTTCTTATCTGCAAATGGCACGCGTGCTTCTAATCCTGCACCACTAATGCTCTTATCAGAACGCAACAAATCAAAGTAACAAACATCGCGAACCATGCGTTCATTTTCACGTTTAAATTCTTCCTCGGTTTGCGCTTTCATAAATCCACGATATGAGCCGAAAATTTCATCCGACATATCACCACAATAAATAACACAGTCATCTGTATTCGCAGAAATATATTTACTTACCAAATAGTTTGGCACAGATGCGCGAACAGATGTCGTATCATAGCTCTCGATTTGTGCGATAGTTTCTTCAATCGCGCCCAAAAACTCTTCCTCTGTAAGACAAACTTCGTGATGATTTGTCCCCAAATAGTCTGCCACTTTTCGCGCCCATACCAAATCCGTAGATCCTTTCAAGCCGATACTATACGTATTCAAATCTTTTGCAGGCATATGGCGACACATGATTGCTACAACCGATGAACTGTCCAGCCCTCCCGAAAGAAGCGCACCTACTTTGCGATCGCTCATGAGACGCTTTACAACAGCTTCCTCAAACAAGGTGACGATATTTTTACAAATATTTTCTTCAGTGTCTTCAGTTCCTTCGATTGTAGTGTAATTATATACTCTCTCGACTTCCCCCGTTGCAGTATCCTGCGTAATAGACATATTTTCATAGTAACTATAAAAATTTAAAAAAGGAGTATTTACATTGTCAAAATCAGATTTATTATATATAGCATAGCATCCAGGTGGAAACTGTTTAGCATTCGGTCTATAACACTCATTGATTCCTTTCAATTCACTTGAAATAATCATACTGTTACTATAGTTGTTATCATATCCTGAAATAAACAATGAACGCACACCTACAGGATCGCGAGCTACATATGTTGTGTTTGTATCATAATCATGTAAAACAAATGCGAATACACCATCAAGGCGGCACAACATATCGCGGATACCGATTTTTTTATATAGATGAATAATAATTTCGCAATCTGATTGGCTTTTATATTCAGATTCAAGCTGAAACTCGGTAATAAGTTTGCGAAAGTTATATATTTCTCCATTGCAAATAAGACGACAATTTTTAATAAAAAATGGTTGGTTACTTTCAGGGGTTTGGCCGTTGATTGCTAGACGATGGAAGCCCCAAAAACATGCATAATTTTTAGAATAGTTGTCGACAGTGTCATTTAGAAAAAAACTATTGTCTGGCCCGCGATGCGAGAGTTTAGAAAAATCAGATTGGTATAATTTTAAATTTTCTAATAGATTTTTTTTGTATTGTTTCGTTCCCTTTCCTTGGGGGTCATTAGATATAAAGTTTTGAACAAAAAATATGCCGCACATTTGAAGTCTGTTCAAGTAAAGTAAAGTAAAGTAAAGTAAAGTAAAGTTAAAAGTTATATAAACTGTAGGAATGGGTATATAATATTAATTTTTGTCTTTAACCTGTTTTCAAAATATCAAAATATCAAAATATCAAAATATCAAAATATCAAAATATCAAAATATCAAAATATCAAAATATCAAAATATCAAAATATCAAAATATCAAAATATAATATAATAATATAGTAATATTAGTAAATATAGTATAATATAGTATAATGGATTCTGTTTCCCAAGTATATGATAAAAATAAAATGCACGGCGTTGTAGATAAATTATATTTCTGTCAGTATGATAGACAAAATGAAATAAATGATAGAATATCATCAAGAAATATACCTTCAGCGCCTTTACAACCATTTTATTACCAGGTGCCCGTTTCTACGAAATACGGTTATATGCCTATTTTAGACCAAAGTAAGCCCATTACTGTTCCTCTTAATAATTATCCCGTTTTTAATCCCCATAAAACATTTAATCCTGGAAATAATATGGCGCCGTTTTCGGGATTTTCTAACAATGTAAACGTTGAATCAGTATTGCGTAGTCAATTTTTTGGATTACAAGATTGCGAACAATCACAGTATGTTCCTTCATCAAGAAGCGACCTCTATAATGTATATGTACCTCCAAAACCTGTAAAACAACCTTATCCTGATTTATTTAAGAAAGAAATTTTCGATCATTATAATCCAAATCCGAATAATTTAGGAAATAGTTTTTTTAATAATAGCACTAGAAATGATAATATGGATATTGTGCCAGATGAAGAGAAACAATATTGTGCAAATTAATGGATATTAGTTATTAGTTATTAGTTATTAGTTATTAGTTATTAGTTATTATTTATAACACGATTCGTGTTTAAAATAATATTATTTTTTATGAACGCATCTTAAATGGAAAATAGTGATAATCCAAATAATGCATCTAATGTGTCCAATGCGTCCAATGTGTCCAATGCGTCCAATGTGAATAATATAAATGATATTAATTATCTTACATTAGAGATTATGGCAAATTATGAAACATATAATAAATATTTAAAAAAGAATAATTTAGACCATGATACAGTATTAAAAAAGGAAAAAAGATTTTATAGGAAACGTATTACTGCTATGGCAAAAGATATTTTAAATAATAATGTCAATAATAATGTCGACAGCCCTATTGATGATATTATCACAAACGCGTTTAATACATTTGCACGTTTATGTGTATCACATTTTAAATTTAAAGATACAATGGATACAATACAGGGCGATTATAAAGATATGGTTTCTGGGACAGTTGTTAATGAGACAATCATTTGCAGTGATTTAGAATTTATGGAATATAATAAGAATACTATAGACGAGGCAAATAAATTGTTTATGAAACAAGTTGATAAGAAAGTTGTAACAATGGATAATTTTGTAATAAAGACATCGCCTCCCCAAGATGAAATGGTATTACCAAAAACGAAAGATTTTAACTTGAAAGATCCGAAATATAAAAAGAAGGATATTAAAAGGGGTCACATCGCGGGTGCGGGTGCGGGTGTAAAATGGGCAGATACTAATGATATTATAAACGTTAAGGTAACCAAAAAAGAAAAAAGCGATATAGAAGTTTCAATGTCTTCGGAATAATTTAACTTTAAAATTTAACTTTAAAATTTAATATTTAATATTTAATATTAAAAATATTCAACTTTAAATATTAATATATTTTTATAATTATACTGAAATAATATATACACAAATACACAATCATGAAAACAAAAAAAATGGAGCATATACTACAATTTGTAGATAAAAATATTAAATTTAAATCAGAATTCAGGGGTAGAAGAAGAGCAAATGTAAAAACAAAACGTTCAAATATGTCAAAAACAGCGAAAAATACAAAAAATAAAAACACAAAACTAGTTATAGGAGTAGAAAAACACCCCGATGGATTTCTTAAATTAAAATGTAGTCCGAAGCTCCAAGAAAATGATTTCACATGTTATAGCAATGAATCTCTTATAAAACTTAAGGAACTATGGAATGCCAGGCACCCGGATGTGAAAATAACAACAAATGAACCACGTGCTATATGGGAAGAATTAAAACGGCATTTAAAAAGTGTATGCAATAAGGAATCTTGTTGGTTAAAACAAAATTTTGCGGCATCAGGTGTAGATAAAGAAATGTTGAATTATACTTTTGCGCCAAAAAGTCCTGATGATTGGAAGAAAAATCCCAACGAGTGGTTAAATAGTATAGATATTGAAAATGTTATGAAACAATACGAGAAAGAATATCCGTATTTTGATTTTATAGGTGCAGCACCAATAGATTTTGATTCTCCCAAAATGTATGGTGAATGTGTATGGGAAGAATTGTGTCATTTTGATTTGAATATATCTATCCGAAATGGGCGGAATAAAATAGGATTCGTATTTAATACTGACCCTCATTATTTGTCCGGTTCACATTGGATATCTATGTTTGTAAATATTAAAGAGAAATATGTGTTTTTCTTCGATAGCACAGGGCACGCCCCTCCCAAAGAAGTTAAAAAATTAATTAAAAAAATTATAGAACAAGCCAAGGTTGCAGGAATAGAATTACGTTATATAGAAAATAAAAAACATCATCAGAAAAAACCCACCGAGTGTGGCGTATATTCTCTTTTTATGATTATTAATATATTAAAAGGAACAAAAAAACCGGAAGATTTTATTATTGATACATTTCCCGACGAAGAAATGCAAAAATTTCGTAATCATTATTTCAATAGTGAATTGTAACATGAATTGTAATATTAATTTCGCGTATCTATTATATTTGTGCAGTTTTCTATTGTGCGATTTTTGGAAGACCATTTGTAAAAATGATACATATTTAAATCGGTTATACAATGTAAGCCTACATAATCAGTGCATGTCTGATGAACTCCGATTGTATTTATAGATGATATTTTATAAATATTTTTACTTCGTTCTTTGTATTCATTTTTTGTTGAAACAGTTAAAAATTTGTTAGGTAGTTGCCGATTATTCGGAATTGTATCATTTATCGTATTTGCCCAAATGTTGCAAAATCCAAACACATCAACTGTGTTGTTATTTTTTATAAATTCTCGTATTGTATTATCGCGATATCGTGATTCTTGTTGTCGTGGTTGTGGTTGTGATTGTGGTTCGACAAATTTATTTTTTGGGATATGCAAATACTCATCCAAGTCGCAGAAAATCATATAGTCATATATATCTTTACCATATTTATATAGCGCATGATGCATCTGCCCCATTTGAGCATGGTGTGCATATTTAGTTCCACGAGGGTTCCAATAATGAAAATTCCATTCAACTAGTGTAACATCGGGTTTATTAAATATTTTGCTTATTTCTGGTGTAATAATACCGTTATAATACATGTAAAAATGTTGCACCCCTTGATCTTTATAATAATTATAAAATAGTGGAAATATGTAGTAATCATATTTAAATAAAGTAGTTAATGCTAGAAATTTATTGGTGTTGGTGTTGGTGTTGGTGTTTGTATTGTTACCTGGAATAGTATTTGTATATATATACCTTAGATTGTATGATTTTATCATATTGTTAACAAGACTAACATTTACTTTTGTTTCACTATTTGGTTCGCTATTGTATTCATATATATATATTAAAATAGGTTCATCGGAATCTTTTACATATGATTCTGTTAATTTTAATGACATATTGTTTACACTAACTATGATATTATCAGGGTTTGCAGGAGTATTATAAATAGGCATTATCAAATATATTTTATTATTTTTGTGTATAATATCGAAAAAAAGTAGTTTTGAATTATTTATTGCAAAATATTGCGGGTTGTATGGTTTTTGAATTACTGTAGTTATATTTTTCATTTGAAACATTGTATTGTTTTGTATTTTATATATTTAAAAATATTTATAAAGATATTTTTAAACACATTTAAGTTATATTCATATCACTATTCACGATTCACTATTTTATATTCCCTGTTATAGATACTGTATCCACCGGTTCATGAAAAATATATTTATCGGGGACATATACATTTAATCTATTAGCAAGGTGCATATTTGACAATAAATCATCACATGGAACGTGGATACAATTTGCAACATATTGTAATATTTTTGTTGCTCCTTCTTTTGAAACAATATAAGCTGTTAGTCTATTAAAATATTGTTTTACTACTGTAAACCATATATCATTTATTTTGTTTTGTTTTATAAATGAATACCAATCTGCCTTTGCGATATGACACATGTCAATTTCGTTAGGAATAGCATTTAAACATTCATATAAATATTCTAAACTTTCAACAAATTCGACATCATCTTCAAAAATTAAATATTTATCTACATGTTCCTCTTTCAATAATGATTTATATATATTTATATGTGACCACGCAGCTCCAAGTTCTCCACGTCCCATAAAAACACCATTTGTTCTAACAGATGAATCATAATATTTTATTTCATTCTTATACTCTAATTTATATAAGGTTGGATGTTCCATTTTTGTAATATGTATATCTTCTCCATTCACTCCATAAAATAAACTACATTGCAATCCTATTTGTGAAAGTTTGATTATTAAATCATATACTTTATGCATTCGTTGTGAATATTTTTCAAGTGTTAGTATAATTACTTTTATATCGGTGAATTTTGTTGTTTTGACATCATATAGGATCGTATTTTGTATAGGTTTTTTAAACCATCCGTTTTTTCTGTCATCTATATGAAAAAAATTATAATTCGGCATATATATTTTTTCCAACGATTTTGAAAAATATGCGGCTGTCCAACATAAAGTGCTCATTGAACTTATTAATACTTTTGCCTGTTTCATTATATTGTAATCCGTTATCAGATCATTTGATTCTATTACCGGTTGGGGGATATTGTTATTTATAAACCATGCTAATACAGTATCTACATATTTTTTATCTTCATCATTTGACGGTGTTTCCATTACAATTGCTGTTGAATTTGTTGTTGAATTTGAAGTTGCATTAATAAATATTTTCTTTATTCCATCCAATAGACGCAATAAATATTCTGTTTCTATAAAATCAGGCCTGCCATTAAAATCACCAAGACGTATATGTATAACATTATCGTATATTTTTGATGGATCTAATTCCATATTATCTATAACGTATTTTGTTAAACAAATATCATTATCTGATCTTATGCAATTAATTTTTTTATTTTTTTCTATAAATTCTAAAATATAATTTTTATTTTGTAAATAAATTTCATCATATTGAAAGTAACCTTGTAATGATATATTTGTATTATTTGGTATTTTTGACCTACATGTATTATTTGCAATATTTGTAATATTTGTGCTGACATATTCGAAAAAATTATCATCATTTATAGTTATCGAATTTTCTTTTAGTTCTGCATATTCTGGCATTTTAGAAAAATCTGAATCTAAAATATATGTAAATTTATTGCGGTTATCGATGTTATCTCCGTTATCTCCGTTATCACTATTGTCTATATTTTTTTGTAACATTGCATAAGCTATATATCTAAAAATTGCATTGCCGAATCTACCCGAATGATTGAAAATGATATAATTGGTTTTTACGTCCATATGTAATGAATATTATAATACAATATGTATTAAAATATATTTAATTCGATTTTAGCGTATTAATAATTATTTTATATGTAATTGTATCTGTAATTGTATTTCATAAAAAATATATTAAATATTTTTATAGAATATAAATTATAGTATATCTATTTACACAATGTCATTTACAGATTTTATAAAAATAGATAATAAAAGTATTATATGGGGGCTTTTACAAGAAGGAGGAATTTTCAACGATATTCCAAACAATAGATTTGAAAATGTAAAGCAGCTTTTTGAATCATCCATTTTATCAATGAAAACAGAATTCGATATTTTTTTTGATAAAAATGACGAAGGTGATGAAGATTATGATAAAAAAGCATCAGATATGATAATCAATAGTAATAAAGCAGTAATTAAAAAAATGATTAACGAGCTTGGAAAATTTAAGCATCATCCACTGCAATCGCCAGCACAACCGCAATCACAACCCCAACCCCATGCTCAACATCAACCACTTCCACCGCGTATGCAATCTGAATCGTCTATAAATATGGATCCACAGAGGGTAGTATTAGCGTCTTCGTCTTCTATAGGTATGGGTAAAAAACCGAAAATAGAGGAAATATATCGCGCAGATGATTTACAAAAGCATCGTATGTCTGAAATAGAAGTCCGACTAAAGGAAAAGCAGGAAGAGATGGATACAATGTTGAATACAAAGAAGCCTGAACATATCGATTTTTCTGATAATAAACTAAACGATAATAAACTTGCAAGTGATGAAATGGATCGATTAATTGCACACGCTTTATCGTCACGACAACAAGAATTAGAACATTTGACAATGAATACAACTCTAGATAAATCTAAAAATGCTGAAGAGTGGATATCTGGTTCGAATGATCCTGTAGCCAATGCACTCAATGCTTCCATCGCAATAAAACGCTCCCAAGATATAAAACGTCCACGTGAACAAAATCAAACCCTTGTCTCTACGCCTACGCCTACGCCTACGCATATGCCTACACCAGTTTCTCCCGTATTAGCACAGAAGAAAAATGTATCATTTAATGAAAGAGATAATAGTGAATTTATTTATAATACAGATTTACAAGATATAGATACCAATAACGGTAATGGCGAGAGCAGTCAACCATTATCATTTCTTTCAAAATTAAAACGTAAACCTATACAAACAAATGACAATACCGACAATACCGACAATACCGACAATACCGACAATACCGACAATACTAGTAATATTCATCCATCGATGCAAATACCATTGGATAATTTTATGACAGAATACAATAATAGAGATTCTATAGATTATGGCGACGATGATTCATCTTCAGGTATGCATATTTTCATAAATGAAAAAACTAGAGACGTAAGAGAAGCGAGAGATTATACTAAATTAGATGAACGCATAAATATAATACAAAATGATATGGAAAATATCAAAAATATACAGGAAAAAATATTAGAATTACTAAAATTGCAACATCAACAAAAGTTATTACCCCCTTGAAGATTTAAATTATGAAATTATGAATTGATATAATTATCTATACATCCAGAAAATCCACCATCTATTTTTATATATGCGCAATTATAATTCCCATTTTTTTTCATAATCTTCCAAAGATTTATTAAATGAGTTTTATCTTTAAACGTATCCATTGTTATACTACAGCCGTTTTCAAATTTATTCTCAACAACAGACGTTGTCTCTATAACTCTACAGTCTTGACCGTATTTTTGCATAATTTTTAAAAGGTCCTTACAATTTTTTTGGGTAGAATTTGATACACTTATTTCTGTACTCATTTATATTTATTTATGTACTCATTTATATTTATATTTATATTGATATTTATATTGAATCACTCATATTATAATTGTTTATAATTAGTAAAACAAACCGTTACTAATTATATAAACCGAATTTCGATTAATCTCACCCTTCTCTTACGTCTCTAGTTTAATTACTTGTCTTCTACGCCAGGTTTAGCGGAGGCAGAGGGAGCTGGAACAGTAGGAGGAGGCACAGAAGAAACCTTTATTGATAATTTACTTGCTTTTGTTGCGATTGGGGCTTTCGCTTCTGCTGCTGATGCTCCCACTTCTTTTTTAGATTTAGATTCAGATTCAGTTTTAGATTCAGGTTCTTTTTCACCTACACTTACATCAAGAGAAGGTTTATCACTCTTTTTGGGTTTAGCAGCTGCGGCTGGTGTTGATGCTACATGTGCAGATGATGTAGCCATCGCAGCACTCATCTTAACAAATGATTTTGCGCCTTCTTTTTCTACTATTTTACCAACGACTAATGGTTCACCTCCCATTTCTCTAGCTGCAAGGTAGCTACTATAGTCATATACAATACTTGTTTTCTTATCAAATGCATAATCTCCTTTAACTCCACCAATCGTCAATGTAATTTTCACCAATTTAAGTTCGGTTTCTTTCGTATTTTGCGCCATAGATGCATCAGATTCTTCGCTATCAATAGATGGTGCAAATGAAAATTTGTTTGAATTTACTACCCCAAATGTGAAACATTTTAATTTCTCTTTTGATGCGACATTTCGGTGTATCGAACAATCAATAGACGACTCTTTTACAGCCATAAGTAGCTGTCGATTAATTTCTTCCTTAATTGTTGATATTTCAAATAAAGATTGATCCGTTGTTATCGGCTTCTTAGAGTCTCGTTTACTAACATCGTTTAATCTAAGCTCAAGTGACGAATCCTCGCTCATTTGTTTTGGTGTAAAACTCATTACGTATAACATGACACTAACTGTTCGAAGTTTCTCGTCTTTCAAATCGTTATGACTGCAAATACGTCTAGCCCTCCCAATTACTTGCTCTATTCTTACAGGATGCCAATAAGGTTCCATAATATGCACATATCGGACATTTCGCAAACTAATACCTTCAGCACCTGATGCGGTAATCATAAGAACTTTTATAATTTCACCCATAAAATTGTTTGAAGATTTAGGAACTAATTGTTCTTTGATGGAAACAGGAATATAGTCCCATGTGCTATTAAAAACATTTCGAATAATCTCACGCTCCTCATCGCTCTCTGTGCCTGTATATAGTGCAAACATCGGCTTCCCTTGATCGGCTTCGTTGATATCGCATACCCAATTCCCTGAATCATTTTTACGAATTTTAAAACGAGCGAATCCGTTTGCTTCAAGAACAAGTGAAAAAATCCCGATACCTTCTAATGTCCGAAACTGACTATAAACCAGATTTAATCCTTGATGACGCGGTTCTTGAATATTCTCCAACATTGCTAAAAATTTAGGACTATATATATGCAATTCACCTTGGGGTGGTTTTGTCAAATATTTCATCATCCCGCTTTTAAGACGAGCAAGAGAAGCAATAATTCGTTTATCATATGTCGTATCTACCTTTTTCGTTATTTCTTGTGCTAATTCTTCAATTTCATCTGTAGTATGTTCTCCGTTCGGATTTTCTAACCGTTCGCTTACTTTTATTGCATCTACATCTTCTTCGTTTGCACCTTCACGAATCGCGCCTTCAACATCTTCATCTTCTTTCGGTAAAGGGCGTCCTATTTCTGTCGGAAATACAAAATTACAAAAAAGGCGCGAAAAAATACGATAAGTTGAAACAGCGTCTTCATAAATATCGTCGCCTCCACCTCCGCCTGCTCCTGCTGCACCCGATGCTTTTGCTCCAGGGCGTTTTTTAGATTTTGCTTTCTTCTCTAATTTTCGTTCAGCAGCGCGCGCCTGTTCATATGCTACAAACTGATGATCGCTCATAGGCACTTCAACTACGCGAAAATCCATATCTTTATCGTATTTAGGCATAAGCTGTTCTTGTGCGCTTCTAAAATATGATGTGAGTCCTAATATACGACGTTGAAACATATTTATGTTTTTAACTTGTCCTGTTTCTGAATTAATAAAATAAGAACGGAAAGCATCGAGTGAATCAGGCAAAGCCTTAAATGTTTCAATAGTAATACTTCCAGGTGTTACATTTATATCGCGTCCTTTTAATATACCAAGAATGAGACGTTCAAAATCGGTATCTGTCATATTAGGTGTTTCGCCTTCAGGTGATACTCGCAATACTCCGTTATACTGCCCCTTATCGTCTACATTTAAGAACCCGAACGGATTTCGTGTAACTGTTAAAACGTGGGAACTATCATTATAATCCATATAGTCGAGCGTATTTAACCCTTCGAAAATCTTCCCGAGTGCTTTTTTATCTATTTTTGATTGAGATGCAATCTGGAGCGGTAATTTCCATGTTTTTATATAACCGCGCAAGATATTAAAAATAATCGCAATTTCGTTCGGATAATTAATAACGGGTGTGCCTGTAAGAAGAATAATTTTAACATTTTCGGCCGTCATTAACATATCATATAGTCTCATTGAAAGTGAAGTAGGACGTTTTAATTTATTCACGATACGACTAATAAAATTATGTGCTTCATCTATAATAACTACATGATTTGAAAACGGGTTCTGTGTAAAATCTGACGATAATGTTTTTAAATGACTCATGCGCATACCATTATAATTAATGAATGTATATTTTGCATCTATCATTTGTTCTATTTGTTGATCAAGGCTTTCCTTTTCATCTGCGTTTAACCCAACATAATTGGAAGGTTTTTTTACATTTACTAACCATGCTCCTCGTTTTTCAATAATAAATTTTTCTTTTAATTGTAAAATCGCGGCTAATGTTTGAATCATTGGATCCGCTTTACTCGTGATAGGAATAAATTCCCAAAATTGATTCTTCTTATAAATATCATCCCCGCATTTTTTCATCTCTTCTATATAATTTCTGCGCAACGATGCAGGTGTCATTACAATCACATTTTTATATGTTTTTAATCCCTCGGCTATCGCGATTGAAGAACATGTTTTTCCACTTCCTAAACCATGGTATAACAACAGTCCACGATAAGGGGTATATATATTCAAATATTCTCTAACTATTTTTTGGTGTGTTAAAAGAGAGAATTCGGCATTCGCAGCGGGATCGCACGAAATTTGCTCTTTCTGGCTCGCAATTTCATCATGGTATGTTAAAAAAAGTTCATTAATAAAATTGACAAATTTTTGACGATTTGTCATATAATAATGCGAAGCTGATATACTGGGTAGAGGACGCCGTGGTAGACGATTTGTAACAATTTCGCCTTTTATTTCCATTCGTTCTATTTCTTCCGATATTAACCCCCATATTGGTTTTTCGGTTAGACGTTTGGATGAAGATGGTGCTAATGCACCCATACCCATACCCATACCCAGTGCCGCAGGTTCTTTTACAGACACATCCTTGTCAGCGCTCATAAAAAGTGAAACATCTTCAACCAAATGTATATGGCGCGGTAGTTTTCGTATAATAATAATTTGCCGCATAAGTAAAGAAGTATCTGCTTCTGCGGCTGCAGCGGATACAGACACTAGTCCTGGTAAAAGCGAATCCTTTTTAGGTGTTAATTTGCTTCGCTCGCTTTGTGTAATTTCAGTAGCTTTTGGCTCATGAACATGTAAAACTCCGCGAAGTCTTTCTAAAATATCGGCACGAACTAATCTTTTTTCAGGACGCCTATCTACAACATCAACGTGAACTTGAACTTTGGATATTTGTGCTTCGGCGCCTTCACCTTCACCTTCGGCAATACCAGGTGGAGTTTCAAGATGTTTAGGAAAAGTAATTTTTATTTTTTGCCTAGCTTGTGGTTTAGGTTTTAGGGGATCAACATCTTTGGCAGGATCAGGATCAGGATTAGGATTCGATTGTGTAGCAGGAGTAGGTTTTGCTTCTAATCTTTCTAAAATAAAAGCAGGTGCTAAATTTGTTTGAAGTGCATGAATCATAGTTTGTTGGGCATAATCGACTCCTGGTTTCCCACTTGGAAGGATATGAGGTCCTACATCCGGAGCCTGAGACATTTGTAGTAAATTTTCTCTTGCACGTTCAGATAATTCGGTTCTTTCTAATTTTGCCTTTTCAGATACTAATCTTGCTGATGACTCTGCAACATTTTCTTCACCTTCGCCTTCACCTTCACCTTCACCTTCCTGTTCTGATTGGATATATGGGTCATTAACAACAGCATGAGATGATGATGCGGGTGCAGCAGATGAAGAAATGGACATGGATGAACGTTCAGCATAAGAATGAGCAATACTTTCTAATCTTCTTAATGAACCTTGAATTTCTCTTTCTTGTTGTGGATCATCTTTAGACTCTACTAATCGTTTTTTTAAATCTTTTATTTGTGATTCTATTTTTTGATATTCTTGATCTGCCATTATAATATATTTATACAAATATTTATTATATACAACTATTAACAACTATTATATAGAACAATAATAAAAATAAAAATATTTATTATGGTTCGTATGCTTTGTATCAATTGATTTTTATTATATATTACATATTACATATTACATATTACATATTACATATTACATATTTTGAAGTGCAAATTCGCAAGCAAATTGTTCTGCTTTTTTTTTAATTTTATGTGTCCCTGATGCAAAATGAACTAAAACGTGTCCTTTATCTTCATATATTTCTCGAATTTTTGTAAATGATTTTAGTTCTCTATAACTTAGAGCATTTTTATAATCAACTTGATATATTTCTTTTCCCAAACATAGATAAACACCCATAGTATACCCCATATCCATATCGTGCTGTATTTCTAAATAATCAGGCGTAGTTTTAAATTCCTTCTGTATTTTTACTTGCAAAATATTTTTATAATTATCGTCATTCTTAATCAATGATACCCAATCAATGTGTCTTTCAAAAACAGCTTCTATGAATTTCTGTGCCATCTGAAATCCCGGTCCAGTAACAAATACATTTTCGAACCATTTGCCTTCATCATGCACGGTAATTTTATTGAAATCTAGAAACAATGCACCTATAAATGCCTCGAATAGACATCCCAATTTTTTAAGATTCGTTCGTGTATGTTTTTCCTCTGCATGTTTCGAAATAATAAACCATTTATGTAGTCCCATATCGTAAGCCAATTTCCCAATAGATTCATTTTTTACGATTGCTATTTTTTTTTCGGTCATAAATCCCTCATTCTCTTTAGGAAATCTGCGATATAGGTAATATTTTGTAACACATTCTAGAACTCCGTCACCTAGAAATTCAAGACGTTCATTTGATTTTGTTTTAAGGGGCATACAGTTTGCAGGTTGAGGCATAATTTTAATATTCTCTCGTGCATTTTCTAATTGGGGGCGTTTTGTATATGATGCATGAATGAAAGCACGGCGATATAGCTCGTAGTTATTGAGTGTTGTAGGAATACCATATGATGAAAGAATAGATTGAACTTCGTTCAATGTAATCTCTCTATTTTCGTGATTGTATGGATTAAATATATAACCTTCATCGCATTGAACAATATCCATATCATTTAATATATTTTTTCCTTGTTGCGACGTATTTAATTTAGGAGATTGAGATGGCGAATTAGGGGCGGAATCGGATGTTTTTTTTGTCGTCGTTGATGTTGTTGACATCGGTGGATATTTAGAAGTTACGATTGTTGTTGTTATTAAATCTTACTATTAATTCTAGTTTTATCTTTAAATGATTTCAATTATTTTACTTTACTTTATAAACAAAACAAATAAAAATAATATAAATCGTATATTTTTATTTGTTTTGTTTTATATTTTTATATTTAGCATATATATAAAACATAGAAAATGGTTTTAAGTGGTCCTAAAAGGGTTTCGGCAATAAGTTCTCTTACCAATAAAGGATGTATTTTTGGAAGTATGGCTGGAATGCCTCCTACTATCGGTGTTCCCGCTAGCATCGTAGGTGTATATCAGAAGGAAACTAGTTATTGCAACTTTTGTCTTCCTCCTGGATGCAAAGACGGCTTTGCTTATTTGAAAGCGAAAGGTCTGCTCAACGGTAACAAAGGTGCGGGTGGTGTAGGAAGAATGCAGTATATGCCTGGTATTGGTAGACTGTTCGGTGGTGCTAAAGAGACTTTTATTTAAAATTTTAAGTTTTAAGTTTTAAGTTTTATTTGATATTTTATATACCACATTTATTAACATATTTTTTAATCATATATTTTGACATTATATAATCTTTAAATTTAATATTATAAGATTATATAGAATTAATAAAATGCCTGAGAGAAATGGTCCAAGAAGTCATAACGGGCGTTCAGCTACCGCTCGTCGTGTTTTGTTTAGCGGTCCTGGTTCAACCGATGGTATGTATACCAATACTATGAATGGTGGTGGAATGAAAAAAGGTGGAGCACAGCCTAGTGCAACAGGATTTATGATTCCTTTTGGTCAAAGAACCCATATTGCTGTTCCTGCTTTGAATAAAGACTTTTTATTTAATTTTAGACAATACTATAATGCTCCTCGTCACGCCGGTCCTCTTATGTAATAAGGTCAGCAATATAGGTGGGTAATATCATGAATATCTAGGTATCCTGTCTATCTAAATATGAATTATATGTGTAATTCATATTTATAATTTGATAAACAATATAAAAATTGCTTAATATACTGTATATACCAAAGTTAATACCTACATACCAACATACCATCTATCTAGCCTAGGTATGATAATAAAAGTAGACAATCGTGAAAAAGATTTAATACCTTTAATTGAAAGAAGATTAGAAGCATACGCTTTAGAAACTTCTACAACTACAACTACAACTACAGCAAAAAAAAATATTAAAAATGGATGCCTAGTTCCACTTCATATGTTTCAAGATGTAGATGTATGTAATGAAGTATTATCGACAGACATAAATACAGGAGAAGTAAGAGAAGCAGGAGATGGGAGAGAAAATAGGAAAATACATAAAATGAAAATAGAACAACTTCATATTGGAGATATTGTATTCGAAAATGATTCAGGAAGTCCTATCCTTATATTTGAAAGAAAAACATTGAATGATTTGGCTGCGAGTATTAAAGATGGTAGATATAATGAACAATCTTTTCGACTAGATAAAGAAGCGATACATAATCATAATATTATATACATTATAGAAGGAGATATTGAACGATATAACGAAAAAAAGACACATATTTCTAAAAAAACACTTACGAGTAGTATGTTTTCGTTGTTATACTATAAGGGTTTTTCAGTAATAAGAACGAATACAATTTTTGAAACAGCGGATACAATTGTATTTTTTGCAGACAAGTATGATAAAACGTTTATAAGTGATAAAACGCGTAAACCTTATTACGATCTTAAATCACATAATGACGATGATGGGGATGATGATCATGGTGTTAAAGAATGCGATGATGAAGACAAACACGATAGTTGTGTTAAAAAGGATAAAGAGAAGGAAAAAGAGAAAGAAAAGGAGAAGGACAAGGACAAGGACAAGGATGAAAGTGAAAAATATTGCGATGCATTTAAGGGTCATAAAGAAAAAAATGAATATATAACTCCCGAAAATATAAATATAATCATGTTGTCGTGTATACCGGCGATAAATTCAAAAACGGCTACACAGATCATGAGTGAATATAAGACAATACAAAATCTCTTATATCAACTTGAAAAGGAACCTGAATGTTTAAATACATTTATGATAAAGACGGAATCAGGTAATATGCGTAAAATTAATAAAAATTGTGTGGATAATATTAAGAAATTTTTACTGAATAAATAAAATAAAATAAAATAATTATGAGTAAAATAATACTTCATCGGGGTTGTAATACCCTGCATCAACCAGCGTTTGTGTAAAATCTGAACCTCCCCAATTTGGGTCCATAGGATTTGGACTTAATCCAGTCGACTCAGTTATATAATCGCGCATCATATCAGGTGTAAAATCGCCTTGGTCGACATTAGAATTATCATATCCAGGATATGAATTTACATTATAGGGTGGATCCCCATGTGATGCATCGAGTAATTTGGTGATTTGTTTTCTAGGTGGTGGCGAATATGGGAATGCAGAAGCAGGAACACCACTTAATCCTCCTTGTAAATTTGTAGGTCCTGGACGTATTTTATAAGATTCGGAACCTTGTGTGTCCATAGAATTTTGGAGATACAATACCGGGCATATGGTTCCTGAAGCGCGTTGGAATTCGACAAATTCTACATATTCTTCTAAATTATTAAATACTATAGGATTTACACCAGGAATTTCTTTTTTTTTCGAATTATACAAATAAAGCTGTGCTCCTTTTTGAATCAATACATTCGGACAATTTGAATCTACAGCAGGCATTGTTAATGCTTCTTTAAAATCAGCTGTTGTATAATTTAATACAAAATATGTAACCATTATAAATAAAACAATGATTGATAAATTTTTTAACGCCATTTATATATTATTTTATTATAAAAATATTATTGTATTTATATATTTAACGATACTATTTGTATAATACTATTTGTATAATACTATTTGTATAATACTATTTGTATAATAAATAATATTGTTTAATTATATAAAATGTTAGAAAGTCCAGATGAACCTAAAATACTAACAGAGAGTGAAGTTATGGAATTAAAAAAGAAGCATGGTGTTGTATTATTTTATATGAATGGATGTGGACACTGTGTTACAATGAAACCAGCATGGAATAAATTAATAAATGAACTTAAAGAAAAACATAAACATGAAATTATATTGGGTGCTGTTGAAAGTGGTGGTATGGATATTTTTAATAAACATGGTTTGAAACCATCTGTTTCGGGGTTCCCTACAATACTATATTTTAATCCAAAAAATCCCGATAAACCTGAATCATATAGTGGCGATCGTAGTTATGACGATATGAAAAAATGGATATTAAATAAAAAAGGTGGAAGTCCGGGTAATAATTTAGTTATATTAACAAACAATGAGCCAAAAAATAAATCACCCAATAAATCGCATATTAAAGGTGCAAGCATGGTAGGTGGTGGTGGTGGAAGACGAATACGAACACGAACACGTAGACGCACGCGGCGAAGACACATGAAGCATAAATCGCGCAAGCATCGTAGAAACTCAAGGAGACGTTATCGTGGGTAGGGTGATTGCAAAGTAATATAATGACGCATCTAGAATTAAATATACTATAATTATTTTTAATTTAAAATAAAATTGAAAATAATTTATGAATAATAGAAATAAATATATTACGAAAAACAATTGTATATTATTTTGCCTATGTCTACATCTATGTCTGAAACCGATAATGCACGTAGTCTTTTAGATAAAGTCTTAGAAACACAACAACAGATTGCTGATAGTTTTATTGTTAAACGATGTGATGAAATTCAATACTATGGGTGGTTTTCTGAAGAAGTTCAAGCATCCAGAATGGGAAATCAAACAGAGCATAAAATTAGAACGAATATTGCTAACACTAACACTAACGCTAACGCTAATAGAACAACTATAAAAAGTCCTCCATATACATATTGGTTGCAAGGTAAAAAAAAGATACTTGTTACAGATGTTACACTTACCGATGAAGTAATGACGAGACATAAAGAAACGAATACAATATTTTTAGGAAAACTTGACAAATTCTGTTGCAGATCTTATACCAAACTGTAACAGTTTTATATTGAAATTATGTATTTCAAGACATAAAAAATTGAAACGAAATTATGCATGTTAATTATATGCACAACCTAAAACATACATTGTTGTTGAGATGGCATCTGTATCTACCAAATCTGTCAAAGTGAAGCATATGCGAATCAACTTGTTCGCTGCTATCAACAATGCAAACGATGATGTGAACAACGATGTGAACAACGATGCGAACAACAATGTCAATGACACCAATATCAACATTATAAATAATACAATTTCAATTGATAATCGCAAAAAGGAAAAGAGAGAATTACCGGCATTTGATGATTCATCTCATATTGATGGTGATGATGATAACGACGCAAGTGCAGAAGGAGGTGAAAAAAAGAGTGGATACTACTACAAAAATAGGGATAGAAAATTAGAATATCAGAAGAAATACAATAAAGAACAAGGAGATAAAATTAAAAATTATAATAAGGATTATTACCAAAAAAGGAGGGATGAAATTCTAGAGAAAGCGAAAACAAAGATCATTTGCGAATGTGGATGCGATGTTCAGTTATTTAATATGAACAGTCACAAAAAAACTAAGAAGCATCAGCGTGCACTTGAGATTGTAGTTGCATCGAAACTTCGAGAAAGTATGTAATGTTATTCAACTATTTCATGGTTTTAGTTTTAAACTATGTATGGTAAAATTTATTTTTTTTAAGTGTTTTATTATTACCACCATATTTTGTATGCTTTTTGAATGATTTAGATAGATGCTTATAATCTTTGTATTCTAATTTCGGTTCATCTTTATTAAAAAATTCTTTTATATGTTCTAACATTTTTTTACTAACAATAACATCTATATCATGCTCATGTGTGCTTTTTTCTAATACATTATATTTTAGTCTTGATTTTGAAAATTTTCTGAAATCTTCTTTATTTTCTATATCATTTGAAAGGGGTGAATTTAAAAATCTATTTATTAATTCATCAGACGGTAAAATGTATTTGTATTCTTTTACGTGGATGTAATATACATTATCATGTCCCATTTTTGGATGAAATATATCATCTACAAAACAGATTTCTATTTCGGATGGTAGTTTAGTGCATCTGAAAAAATCATCTATACATTTATCATGACTTGTTCTATTTATTTCTATAATTACACCATTTATTTTAAAAGCAGATATAATCTGGTCAAATATTTTTGAATTTAATTTATGCTCAAAATAACCCTTAATATGTTCAACCCATTTTCGTTCTCCATTATTGTTTGTATAAATCATAATCGCTTGACATTTATTTTCTTTCTTTTTTTGTAATAAAAATTTTAAAACACTAAGCATATTAGGTCTAATGAACTCAGGATATAAATCCATTAGCTGATTAAATATACTATATGCTTTATCGTCATTTTTATAATATTCGTCTAATAATATACAAAATCTGCCAAACTCACCGAAATATCCGAGAGTTTCATCTAAATCAAAAACAACAACTTTTTTTTTAATGTTTTTTATGTTTTTTATTAATTTAGGCATTTAAAAATATATTTTTATATATATTTTTATATATATTTTTATATAAAAAGTTATATTAAAAATATTATCTAATTTTAATATAACTTTAATATAACTGTAATTATTGATGGGTGTTTTAAAAAAAAATGACTACATAAAAATTCTAGATTATTATAATATACCCATTAATTCTTCCGATACATCTAAACAAATAAAAAATAAAGCCGAAAAAATACTCGCGGAAAAATTATGTAAGTGTATTAAAAAGGTTAAAAATAGTGATGGCGACAATATAGAATCTAACACTGATTCTAATGATGCAAACGAATCACGTGCTATTGCTATTTGCAACGATACTATATTTCGTCGCAAAGGTATTCGTCATAGTAATTTTACATGCAAAAAGCATCCGCGTCTTTTAAGATTTCCTGGACAAAAATATTCCCTTATAAAAAGAAGTAAATATTTATCAAAAAAACAAAAACTTAGAAGACAGTCTTTAACTAAAAAAAAATAAAGATAGTAATAGTAAACAATGAATTAATTTGTTATATTTACGATAATAATAACAATAACAAATTAATAGCTTTTATATGTATATATTTTTTGGGATTTTAGATTTTGGTATTTGTATTGGTGGAAATTATTTAAGCGGATGGCTTAGATTGACGAGGCTTCTTTGCTGGAGCTGCACGAGGAGTTTCAGGTTCATCATCGGTTACTGCCACTGCGGAAGACTGTGTAGTCGATGCAGCGCGAACAAAGGTAGGACGTTTCTCAGCAGACTGTCCTTCCCTATGATTGCGTTCTGAACCATGTGAGTCATTATGTTCCTGATGACTTTGACGAACCAGCATCCACTCGCCACGACTGCCGCCACGACTACTATGACCTCCGCGTCCACTGCTGCGCTCACCACCACCGTTATAACCACCACGTTCAGCACCACGTTCAGCACCACGTTCAGCGCCACGATCGCCACCACTATAACCTCCACGCCCACCACGAACACCGCCGCCGCGCAATTGAGTCCTACTCCTCTCGCTCTTCTCGCCACTTGCATTATTCTCCTGCGATGCACGATGCTCATGACGTGTCTCGCAAAACAACTTGCCTCCCTTTACACCGCGAACATCCCCAGCCTGAAACTTATGAGTTCCAGAATCAGTGCTCACTACTACAAACTCCACATACTCACCTTCTACCAAATAACGGTATTGCTCCTGACTTACAGTAACCGCTGAGTGGTGAACAAAGATCTCGCTAGCATCTTTGAACTGGTCGTCGCCGCCAACAACCGAAATAAACCCAAAACCTGTCTTGTTATTGAACCACTTCACGCGCCCAGTAAGACGAACAGGGGCAGATGTAACAGAAGAACTCTCAGAACTCATTATTATGTGTCGATACTATAATATATGTGGTGGCTTTAAGTATATTTTGAATTTATTTATTATATTATATTTCAAATCTTATATTCAAATCTTATATTCAAATCTTATAACGTTTTAATTAACATTTTACACTGTCGTATCATATATGAATAATCAGGTTTTTCTTCAAAATTTAAACTATAAGCATAATCTAACAATTTTTGAAAAACATGTGGCATTCCTTCACATAATTCTTCAGATGTAGTTATTACTTTTTTATCATATGCTGCTAAATTATATCCTTCCCACGGTAGTGTATCTTTTATTAAATAAATAATAACATATAATATTGAAATTATATCATCGCGACGTGAATAAGTATTTTCTTCGTGAATATGTCTACTCATGAATAATGCTGTCCCAACCCATCCACTTTTATTATTTATAATATGTTTATCATTCTTTATATAAAATGATGAAAGTCCAAAGTCTATAATATATAATTTTTTTTCTATACCCCCATCTACTGTATTAGATAAACCTATCATAAAATTTTCAGGTTTAATATCACGATGCACTATACCAATATCATGTATTTTATTAATAATTTGTAAAATCATAATACAATATTTTGTAATTTCTTTTACAATAATATTATTTTTATTTTTTTGAATATTAGCATCGAGAGACACAACTATATTTTCTTCAAAAATTTCGCTAGTTGTATCTATATCAGTAGAAAATTCATTATTCTTTGAAATATTATTTACATTTTTTACATTATTTACATCATTGGAAGTATGATTTATAATTTTAGATTTAATATTATTTATATCTTTATATATATCTTTTTCAACATTATTTAAATCTTCCAACTCTTTATTTAACTGACTTATCATATCATCATTTTTAACCTCCTCGCTTAGATTATCAAACAGTTTACATTTAATATTTAATATGTTTTTTTTAAAAGTTTCAAGTTTATAATAATATTCACGTATAATATCTTCATATATTGTTAATGGTGTTAGTGGTTTAATTTTTTCATTCGATTCGTTATCTTCAACTATTTTATTTGATTGATTCATTTCTATATAATTCGGATTTAAGTTATGCATTGTTGATTCAACAATATATTTATTTATTTTATCATTTAATGAATCACTTTCAGGTGTATTATTTCTATTACTTAAATCAGAGTCTGAATTTGATTCATCTATTTCGGTTTTTTCAGTTTTTTCAACAATAATATCAGCATTGTTACTTTTTATTTTTTTTATTTCTTCATGCAAATTATGCGAATATAAATCCATTACAATTATATTTTTATTAGCTTCTGTGCCAAAGTATCGCAATTTCGGAACACCCGTTACACCCGACAAATAATTTAATAATTTTGATTCCCATAATAGAGTTAATGTATTTGCAGTTGTTGCTTCGAATTTAATAGCTACCTTCTCATTTGAAATAATATTTTTTCCTCTATATATAGTTCCAAAGCTGCCACTACCTATTTTTTTTTCAAAAATATATTTTGAATTTATAACAGTTCTATGTTTATATTTTTCCAATAGTTCATTTGTTACAACATTATCAAATATATCGGTATCTATTATTTGTGTTTTATTATTAATTACGGGTAATTTTTCTTTTTGTATATGTTTCATTTTTTTATTATTGGTTATGTATATATTAACA